AGGAACAATGGCAGCTGATGTAAATAATATAAGAGTTCCAGCAGGAGCTTTATTTGTAAGAGGCGTAGAAGTATTTAATGCAGCTAATACCACGGAGCAAGGTACTTGGTTAGAGAGACGTGATCAAACTTTTTTATCTGAATACGTTGGAAGATTAACAGGACCCGAAGGTTCTGCTACTGCTCAAGATGTAACTGGAACTCCTAAATATTACTCTATGTTTGGTGGAGCAACTGGATTAAGTGATACAACTTCAGGATCTATTTATTTAGCACCCACACCTGATGTTAATTATGAATTTAGAATATATTATAACAAACAACCCGTGGGCCTTGGTTCAGGATCCGATGGCAACTCTACAACGTACATTAGTAATTACTTCCCTCAAGGGCTATTATATGCCTGTTTACTAGAAGCATTTGCCTTCTTAAAAGGACCAACAGACCTGTTGACATTGTATGAACAAAAGTATACTAAAGAACTACAAAAGTTTGCAGCGATGCAAATTGGAAGAAGAAGAAGAGATGATTACTCAGATGGTACAATAAGAATTCCAATAGAGTCACCACCTCAATAACTAGGAGAAAAAAATTATGGCAATAACATCAGCAGTTTGTAATAGTTTCAAAACAGAAATTTTAACAGCAACACACAACTTTACTGCATCAAGTGGTAATACTTTTAACTTAGCATTATACACAAGTTCAGCGACTATCAATAAAAGTACAACAGCGTATAGTTCCACAAATGAAATAGCTAACACATCAGGATCTTCATATTCTGCAAAAGGAAAAGCTCTTACAAGTGTAACACCTGTTTTATCAAGTGATACAGCTGTTTGTGATTTTTCTGATATCTCATGGACATCAGCTTCATTTACAGCGAACGGTTGTTTAATTTTTAATGACACAGCAACAGGTGATCCAGCATGTTGTACAATCGCATTTGGTGGAGACAAAACCGTATCAAGTGGAACTTTTACAATTCAATTTCCAGCAGCTTCTGCAGGAACAGCTATTATCGGTATAGCATAAGGAGGACTCCTTATGGCATCTATTTGGGGTGGTGATAATCCTTCAGTAGCATGGAACGAAAATTCTTGGCAATCTAATACTTTAACAGTTTCTTTAACCGGGGTACAATCAACATCATCAGTAGGCTCTTTAGAATCTTTCAATAAAGAAGGTTGGGGTAGACAACAATGGGGCAACTCTGCTTGGGGAGACGAGTACGCTGTACAACCAACTGGTTTAAGCGCAACCTCTAGTGTTGGAAGTGTTGTAGCTTCTCAAATTATTACCGCAGAATTAACTGGAGTCTCAGCAACTACTTCTCTAGGATCACCAACTACCACTCAACTTTCAATCACAGCTTTAACAGGCGTCAGCGCTACATCAAGCGTTGGCAGTTTTGATAATGCCGGAACTTTAGTTGGTTGGGGTAGAAATGGTTGGGGTGAAGAGACTTACGGAGATTCATTTAATAAATTAGAACAATTATCAGGATTAAGTATAACATCTAGTGTTGGATCTTTAACTTTAGATTTAACATCTATAATATCTTTAACAGGGGTAAGTTCTGCTTCTAATGTGGGTTCTTTAAGTTTTGTTATAGATTCTACACCTGTTATAACAGGGGTCAGTGCAACATCTTCAGTGGGTGCTATTGCACCTTCGGATGTAATAGGACTAACTGGACTTTCAGCAACATCTTCAGTAGGGGCTCTTACACCTGCAGATGTAGTGGGATTAACAGGACTTTCAGCGACATCTTCCGTTGGATCACTAGGTATTGTCAACACTGAGCTTATAGATTTAACTGGAGTGTCCTCAACCTCTTCTGTGGGATCTTTAGTTACAGAAGTTGGATATACTTTATCAGGATTAACAGCAACTTCTGCAGTGGGCACTCTTACACCTGCCGATCTAATAGGATTGACAGGAGTATCAGCCACTGTTAGTGTAGGAAATGTAGCACCTTTAGGATATAAAGATGTTACAGGAACACAGAGTGCTAGTTATAGTAGTATAGCAGCGGCTCAAAGTGCTAGTTATAGTAATGTAACAGCAGCACAAAGTGCTAGTTATAGTGACGTTGATAGTGTATAACATCATTGACTTTATAAGTAATATAAATTAAAGATCTAATTAGGAGAACAAAATTATGGCATCAACATACACGGATCTCGGCCTAGAGTTAATGGCCACTGGCGAAAACGCTGGTACTTGGGGAACAAAAACTAACGCAAATTTAACTTTAGCTGAACAACTATTAGGTGGATTTAAAATTCAAACTTTAAATGCTGCAGGAACTGGAGCTAACACAACTACTCTAGCAGTAGATGATGGAGCTGTAACAGGTGCCGCTCAAAATAGAGTTATTATTTTAGGAGCAGTATCTGCACAAGCAATTACAGGAAATAAAATTGTCACAATGCCTGTTCTTACAGAAAATTTTTACATAATTAAAAATAGCACATCAGGTGCTTACACCGTTCAATTAAAAGCAGCTTCTGGTTCAGGGGCCACGATTACTTGGGCAGCTACTGAAAAAGATTACAGACTTGTTTATTTCGATGGTGTTGCAACTAACACAGGTTGTTATGATACTTCTTTAGGTGCACTAAGCGCTGATTCAATTACTACTGCAATGATTCAAGACAACGCAGTAACTTTAGCTAAAATGGCGGGTCTTACTAGAGGTAGTATTATTGTTGGAGATGCATCAGGAGATCCCTCAGCATTGGCAAAAGGTGCCGCTAACACAGTTTTAAAATCGGATGGGACAGACGCTTCTTATAGTCTAGTAACAACTGCCATGATTACAGACGCGAATGTAACTACAGCAAAACTTGCAACTAACGCCGTAACAACAGCAAAAATTACGGATGCAAATGTAACAGCAGCTAAATTAGCTAACACTGCAGTAACTGCAGGTTCTTACACTACAACATCTCTAACTGTAGATGCTCAAGGTAGAATTACTTCTGCTTCTACGGGATCAGCAGGTGGTGGAAATTTACAACCCGTATTATTAACTAGTAGCAGTAGTAATATTGCTACCCCAGCTAATGCAAACACCGCTATAATGTATTTATCTGGTGGTGGTGGTGGAACATCTGGATCTAACCCTGGAGGAGCTAGAAAATCAGGCCCTGGAGGAAGTGGTGGTTATGGTCTTTGGGCTACAGCAGTATCTGGTAGTACTACTTATCCTTACACTATTGGAGCTGCAGGTAACGGTGGAAGTGGTGGAACTACAAGTGCTGGTAATGCAGGAGGTGCTTCTTCTTTTGGTAATCTAGCTACGGCTAATGGTGGTAACGGAGGACCTAACCCCCCTGTAAATGGTAATGGTCCTGGTGGAACAGCTGGAAGTCAACCCGGAGCTAATCTTTCTTTAATTAATTACAGAAATTATCAAGGAGTTCCTAGTGGAGGGGTTGGAGGTGATTCAACACCCGTTGGTACTAGTGCAACCGGTAATGCCGGTACAGCTGGACAATTATTTTTATTTTTAAACACTTTATCATAGGTAAACTTTATGGCATATATAATACCCGCAAACGAAACGAAAACAAATATTTATAAGATAGCTGAAAATGATTATGCTAAAAGTAATCTTTATTTGCATGTGGATCATTTAAGTGAAGTTATAAGTGATTCTGATTTTGCTGCCTTAAAAAATCATACTAAAGTAGTATCAGGACATGATGGAACTAATTATATTTATTCAGATCACCTATTTGAATATACCGAAGAAATGTTATCTTCTTGGCTAAGTGCAGTTAGTAAAGCTTTAAAAATATCTTTAGAAAGATATCCAAATCATCCGGATGCTTCCCTTTTTACAACTTATAAAAATGTTGTAGATAGTTTTGATCCATCTACAGTTACATTTCCCCTTAATAAAAGTTGGGAAAAACATTGTGAAGACAGCTCTATACCTTATATAAATTTGTTGCAATTACCTTAGAAATATCTTATTCTTTCACAAGATTATGAAAGAGAAAATAATAGAGTTTAGTGCTCATAAAGAATACTTAGAAATTAACGAAGATTTTCCAAAACCTATTAAGGTAAATATACCTGCTTGGTTTAAAAAACTAAACCATAATTTAGATGATATAACAGTTAAAGGATGCGTTCCTTTTCTGCAGACTTTAGTTTCTGGATATCTTCTTACTCTACCTCAATCATTTCATTTAAAGCACAACAGTTTTACTAAAGATATGATAAAAACAACTTTAAGTGCATCAGTCCATGAAGACCTTGGTTATAATTTAAATATATTTAGTCGGGCAGAACAACACCCTCCAAAGCAAGTAAAAGGATCCCCTCATTTAAAGAAAAATT